CTATCTATAACTTACTCCAAGTCGCTCAAGTTCAGCACGTTCGTCCTGTGTGAGCAGGTGTGGGTGATGCTTAGCCTTGACGGTGAGTGCGCTGTTTGCAATCGGGTTGATTTGACGGGGACGCATGAAACTATTCGATAGTCCTTGTTGCATTCGTGTGGTTTTTACAGCCTGGGAGTACGAATGGATTGGCGGTACCACATGAACAAATCTCTTGTGAAATAGTGCTCCAGGGCGCTGCCATGTAATCAGAGTGCGCAGAAGCAAGTATTGCGTCGTGGCTAACAATCGAAAATAGGACACCGACGTGACACCTGGTTCAAAGTGCTGTCTTTCCGGGTACGCTTGCACTTTCTTTTTGTCAAGAAGAAAGTCTGCGTCCTGCCCGTTGATTTCAGCGCCTAGGTAGATAGACTTTGGCGGGCAATGTATCTTCAGCATTGACGTAGCTACGAGCGCAGAGCAATGAAACAGTCCCGTCACAACCATGCGGGCTTGTCGCTTGCTTAGGAAATTGGCAATGACGAAATACGCATTTGCAATTTCCCGTCCGACCTCATTTGGCAGGTCGGCAATTTCTCGCAATTTTGAGTAGACCGAATAACTGGGTAGCCCAGTCAAGTCATTCAGATACGTGGTGTGTATGAACGGGGTGCTATGAGATTTCTCACCTCCTAATACCTTCGTAAGATGGCCTCTTTCGGAGTCGAGTTGATTCAAGAAATAGGAAACAACTTCCAGTTGAAACTTTCTTAGCAGCTGCCCCTGACTGCCCCATGGGGAGCCCTCAGAAACAGGATCATTCCAAGATCCCAATACCCTAAGTGAACACAAATCCTCTGTATCGGTATCTCTGAGCGCGGGATGCGCGAAATAGGATACTTTTTCAGGGACCGTTCGCCGCTGAAGATGAACTGGTTCTTTACATTCAGGACAGACAAGCAGCAAGACCCTTGCAGAGTCGTAGTCCGCCGTTGCAGCATCAACTAATGCTCCAGTTTTCATGCTGCGGGCAGAATACATGGCATGACTCTCCTGATCAAATTCGTCTGGATAGAACAGGCAAATTATCAAGCAATTCCGGTTTGTGTTGCTCCCATTCTGTCGGATGGTGTCGTGTCGCCGTATTCATGCGTTTCTGCGCTCGCCGTTGAGTCTGATACCCCGACCCATCCCCGCTCCTACCGTTGACTCCGCAGATTTCCAGGTGATTCTTGCTGCATTCGCAGTAGGAATTGCCATGACCATCACCGCCCAATCGATCATCCACCGAGCCACGGATCTATTGCAGGACCAGACGTCGGTGCGTTGGCCTGCCAACGAGTTGGTGCGCTGGCTCAATGACGCGCAGCGCGCTGTGATCAAGGTGCGTCCTGACTCGATGAACACCACAACGGCGTTTCGGTGCTCGGAAGGGAGCCGCCAGACCCTCAAGAGCTCGACGGCAACCGGCGGCACCACCGCACTGGCCCCGGCACCGGCCAAACTCATTGAGATCACCCGCAACGTAGCAGCGAGTTCTGCCAAGAAGGCCGTGCGCGAAGTCGCCCGCGGGATCATGGATGCGCAAACCCCCGGCTGGCACAACTTGCCCACCACGGTGGACATCCAGCACTTCATGTTCGATCCGCGCGATCCACTAACCTTCTACACCTACCCCCCGGCCACCTCTGTTGCCGAGTTAGAACTGATGTACGCCGCTTACCCAACCGACATCACCGAACCGGCCGAAGGCACCACCTACACAGCGGTCACTGGCAACCTGAGCCTGCCTGACATCTACGCCGATGACGTACTCAACCTTATCCTGTACCGTGCCTACAGCAAGGACTCGGAGTACGCCGGGAACGCCGAGCGCGCTGCTGGCTACATGCAAATGGTCACGACCTCGCTGGGCGCAGAAATCGCCGCAACGATGGCCGTGAAACCCCAAGCAAAGCCCGGCATGGCCGCTTAACTTATTACATCTTTTTACGAGGAGATCACCATGGCACTCAACACCCAACTCGCTGACGCAACCGTCAACGCACAGGCCGACGCTTTGGCCGCACTGTGCAACTCTGGCATGATCAGAATCTACGACGGCACACAGCCCGCAACGGCCGACACCGCCACCTCCAGCAACACCCTGGGGGTCACGCTGACCTTTGGCGCCACGGCGTTTGGCTCGGCTTCCAGTGGGTTGCTTACCGCCAATGCGATCACCGCCGGAACGGCCGTAGCAGCAATTACTCCCACCTGGGCGCGCATCCTCAAGTCGGATGGAACCACCGTGGTGATGGACGTCTCGGCAGGAGCCTCGGGCTGCAACTTGACCATTGGCCCCTTTACTGCGGGAACCGTGGTCAGTGCCACCAGCTTCACCCACGACGTTCGCAACAGCACCTCGGGCTACTAAGCCATGTCCGTCACCTACCCCAACGCCACCAAGGTGGCGCGCATGACGGCGGTGGTCACCACCATCGGAACCAGCGGAAAGCTCAAACTCTACGCATCCGATGGAACGACCCTGTTGGCTACCTTCACCCTGGCCGCTACCGCTGGGACGGTGGCTGGGGCGGGGGTACTGACACTTGCAGACCAAAACGGTGCCACGGCGGGCATTCTCAACACCACCGCCAGCGCAGCGGGGACAGCCGCACTGGCAAGCATCACGACCTCGGCTGATGTGGTGGTGGTCAATCCAACCATGACGGTAGGAACCAGCGGCACCGACATCGTGCTGGACAACTGCGTACTTGCCAGTGGTCAGGCCATCACCATCAACTCTGGAACGCTCACCCACGTGTAAAGCAGCGCAACACACCTAAGCACAGGAGGGCGGCAGGTCATGGCAATCAGCTTGGTTTCATCGACGCTCTTGGTGCCTCTGCAGAGCACCACCTACGGTGCCTCCACCTTTGGCATTCCGAGTGCCATCACCGGTGACCTGGTTCTGATCTCGTACGTGGACTCTGGCAACCCTGATGCCATGGGGGCTAGCACCCCGATGACGCTGACCAATGCCGATGTCGGATGGACTCAGATCGTCGCAGTCAACCAGACCAGCAACGTCTACATCCGGATTTGGTACAAGGTTATGGGGGCAACCCCAGACACGGTGTTCCATCCGACCGAGACCGGCTACACCGGCTTTCCTGGAAGAATCTCGCTGACCATCTGGCGCGGGGTGGACCCAACTACCCCGTTTGACGTCACCCCCGGCACAAACACTGGCCAGATTACGTCTTCGTTGGGAGGATCGATCACCTTCACGATTCTTACCCCCATCACCGCGGGAGCCGTGATCTACGCCCTGGCCGGTGGTGAAAGCGACCCCCTGTCGTACGCCGCTGCCGGATACACCCAAAGTGGCGCACAGCTCTCAAGCTACACCGCTGCCAACACCACCAACGCTTCAGGCTCCGCCAGCCGAAATGTTGTTATCGCCAGTGGCTATGTGGCCTGGACCAGTGGCAGCTTCAGACCCACGGCATTATCGGTACTCAAACAAAGCAACTATGCCACGGTGGCATTTGCACTGCGACCCTACATCCCGGTGGCAAGAACCGGGTCCCTCGCTGCCACGGAAACGGCCAACGACACATCGTCCATTGCCGGTGGGGTCCAGATTCAGGGCGGCTTGACCGGTGCAGAGGCCGCGTCCGATACCGCGGCCATTGCGGGCAATGCACAGGTTCAAGGCACCCTGGCGGTCACAGAACCTGCTGGAAGCGACAGCGCTGCCATCAATGGCACTGCCACCAGTCCACCGGTCAGTGGATATGCAGCCAGCAGCCAGGTGCAGTCGGGGGCGGTCCTTGCCGCACGCAAGCGCGCCGGGAATTTGCAAGCTCATGGCGTGCAGTCGGTAGTTGCCAGCACAGCCAGAACCAGGAACGCCATTGAGGCGTCAACCCAAAGCCAATCGGCGCTTGCCAGCAGCCGTGGCGCACGACAAGCAACTGTGGTCAGCGCGCAGGTTCAAGGTGCCGGTTCAGGTACTGTGATCCGCGCGCGAAGTGCTGTCCTGGCAAGCAGCCAGGGGCAGAGCAGCGCAGAGGTGTTGTCCCGCACTGCCCGGTGCACGCTGAACAGCGCCGCCATTCAAAGTGCCTTTGGCGTCTTGATTCGAGGCGCACAGGGAGCGCATGCAGCTTCACAGGTGCAGCAGGGCTCTGCTGCAACACGGAGGGCTAGGGCCCTGTCCGCTGCGTCGGCACAAGCTCAGACCAGTTCGGCGGCAACCCAGGTCCTCATAGCAGTCGCGTCCGCACAGGTTCAAAGAGCCCTTGGGGGTTCTGTAAAACGTGTGGCAGCAAGCGCTGCCAGTGGTCAAGTGCAGGGTGCGTCGGTGGCAATTGCGCGCTACGCCTTCTTCTCGACGGCAGACAGCGTGGTGCAAAGCGTTGCCGCAAGTCTCACCCGCAGAGTGCAGGGGGCAGTAGCGTCTGCCCAGTCGCAAAGGGTAGAGCAGGCGATGGCGGCACGCTCGGTGGCCGGCAGCGCTGCTGGCTCTGAGGTGCAGGGCTTGCAGGGTGCAATTCAGTGCGCACGCATCGCAGCCGCAGCAAACGCGCAAGTGCAGTCCAGCACCCTGCAAGGAATCAGGGTTGCGCCCGTCGTTGGCGCGCCTGGTCAAGCGCAAGTTGCGAGTGGTGCCTGTACCCTGGCAGTGAGCGGACGGAATGCCTCGGCTCAGGCCCAACGCACTGCCGCTCTGGTTCTGGCGGCGTCTTCCTGTGCCTCGGACTGCGCTCAGGTGCAGGGTGCGGCAATGGTGCTGGATTGGAGGGTGCTGGCCCAGGTTCAATCCAATCAGACCCAGCAGGCGCTCACTGGAGGCCAGTGTGATGTGGCCGGACCAATTGCAACCGCCCAACTTCAGTCGGCTTGTTCTCCTTTGCGGTGGCAGGTTCTGGCTTCATCCAACAGTACCCAGGTACAGGCTGCTGTGGCCCCGTTGATTGCGAGCGTGGATGCTGCTTGCACCACAGGGCAGACTCAAACCCCACAGATTGAAGCGATCACGACGGTCAACTGCCAGGCAGCGAGTGCACAGCTGCAGGCAGCAATGGCTGGGATTGCCCGCTACGCGTTCTTCAGCGCCGACGACGCACTGGTCCAAACGGCAGCAGGGGAACTGGTTACAACGGTACCGGCCACAGCCTTGAGCGCGCAGGTTCAGGGACTGGATGCGGATGCAAAGCGCTTGCGTGTTGTCCGCACGCAAAGCAGTCAGGTCCAAACCTCGACTGCCCTTGTGGACGGTCGGCGGCTGGAGTCCCGCCTGGCCACGGCGCAAGGGCAGGGGACACAGGCAAGCAGTTTCAGGGAACGCTGCGTCAGCATCGCCTCGAGCCAATCCCAGATCACGACCCAGGCCATGTCCTATGTGGTCAGCGGCCTGCTGGAGAGTGGGCAAACCCAGTCGAGCGCGATCGGTGGCGTCAGAACTGTTGCCTGGGAGGCCAGTTCAGCGCAGTCACAAGGGGTGCAAGGTGCACTGACAAGAGGCGTGGTCTTTACCAAGGCAAGCGGGTCCGTTCAGTCGGTGGTGGCTGAGGCCGTCCGCTTTGTTGACAACGTACTGCTATCGCAACAGACACAAAGTGTTGAAGGACAGAGCACTCGTGCGCTGGCCTCTGGCGTGCTGCTGAGCCAACAGGGACAGGGACTTGCAGCAAAAATTGCGCGCCTGCGCTCGTTCGCAGGGGCAAGCGAGCAAGCCGTTCAGTGCCTGCTGGGAGGTGCAACACGTACCGTCATGGCCGATTGCGCAAGCGACCAGGCGCAAGGCGCAGTGTCATTGGCCGTGCGCGACCTGACATTCTTTGTTGCAGCACAACAGCCACAGTCTGCCCTCCTTGACAGCCAGCGCGATCTTGCGGGGGCACTGGATGCGCAGCAGGTGCAAGGCGCTCAAGCGGCAACCCAGCGCCGGGTGTGCCTGGTTGATGCAGATGCAGTGGTTCAATCGGCCCAGGGCACCATGGAGCGACTGGTTGAGTGGGTACTGGAGTCGCAGCAGGAACAAAGCGCTGGAGCAAGCAGTGAGCGCGCTGTAACCTGTGGGCTGCAAAGCGCCCAAGTCCAAGGGACGCAGGCTATTCCGGCGCTTGGAGTCAGCGCGGTCTGGGCGTCTGGGCAATTGCAAAGCCTTGAAGCGGACATCCAAAGAACGCTGGAGTGCATCGAGATCACGGCCAGCCAGCAGCAAAGCAGTTCTGCATCAACACGGCTTGACCTGGCGCTAAGCCTTGCTTCGGGCCAATGCAACCAGGGTTCTGGCGAAACCGGGCGTGCACTTTGGAGTCGCAATGCCGGATACCAGAGCCAGTCAGCTCGGTTGGCGACCAATCGGGCGGTCTACCTCACAACACAGGACGGCATCACGCAGTCGGTGGCGGCTGAGTTTGCCCGTTTGCGGTTCGGCATGGGTGCTTGCAGCCAGAGTCAGTACAGCAGCGCCCAAGCCACGCGAACCACACCGGTTCATTTGCACAGCGCACAGGTTGAGTCGGCCCAGACCCGGTTCATGCGTGATCTGCACGCCTTTGCCCATCTTGCGCAGACACAGGGCACTGCAGCGGCGATGGGGCGTGTCAAGACCCTGATCGGCGGGTGTGACCAGGCCCAGGAGGCGTTGTTGGCGTCCTGGATGGGTTCGGGCGACCCGGCGATCTTTGTGGCGTACGTTGGCGTGCAGCAGCGCACAGCCGTCCTGAGCCAGAGCAGTTACCTGGCGGTGGTTGCCGCCGAATCTGGGGTGCCTACCGGAACACTGCCCTTTGAAGAAACCTCGGTGTTGGTACCGGCTTAACGATTGAAGGACCCATTCCCATGCCCATCCTCGCCAAATTCGAAAAACAGCCCTCTGACGTGCAGGACTTTGACATTGACTACACCGAGTGGCTGGCTGGAATCGAGGACACCGCCACCGGCCCGGGTGGCCTGGAGGTAGTGGTCGAGCCCGGTTTGACCCTGCTTGCCGGGGTGCTCACCGATGGCGTGGTCAAGGTCTGGGTCGCCGGTGGCACGGATGGAGCTACTTACAAGATCACCAGCATCGTGACCACCGATGGCGCGCGCATCAAGACCGCCGAAATCAAGGTCAAGGTCAAGGAATATTGAGAGGAGCAAACCATGGGTGAAGAAGTCTTTGATCCGAGTCTGCTGCGGTGCAGTGCCGATGGGTCCCATTCAGCAAATCCGCAGACTGTGCGTTGCCCGGAGCTCGAGGCGATGCAGGAGCGCTTGCGTCGGGGTGACGCCCGGATGAATCGGATCGAGGTCCTGCTGGATCAGAACTGCTCTGACACATCGGAGGTTCTGGACATCTTGCGCATGGGCAAGTCGTTCTTCCGGTTGCTGGGCTACCTGGGTGCGTTCATCAAATGGGTGGCGGCCATCGCAGCCCCGCTGCTGGCCCTGTACTTCACCCTCAAGGACGGCCACAAATGATCGCCGCACTGCTGTCGTTTCTGGGAGGCAACGTCTTTCGGCTGTGCTTTGGTGAGGTGGTGGCGTTCCTCAACAAACGCCTGGAACATGCGCAAGAACTCGAGCGCATGCGCCTGCAGGGAGAGCTTGACGCCCAGGCCCATGCGCGCAACATGGAAGCGATCCGGGTACAGGCCGCATTGCAGGTCAAGGTGATTCAGGTGCAAGCCCAAGGTGCCATCAGCCAGGTCGAGGCCGAAGGCTGGCTAGAGGCAGTCAAGGGCACGACCAAGACCATCGGCATCTGGTTCATTGACGCCTGGAACGGCGTGATCCGTCCGTTTGTGGCGACCTGGGCGGTGGTGATGATCTCGGCGCACTTTGCACAACACGGCTGGGTGCTCGATGACAATGGCTGGAGCATTTGTGGTGCGGCGCTGGGCATCTACCTTGCCGACCGTTCACTGTTCAAGCGGGGTAAGTGATGGACCTGGCCGTCACCGTCGCCCTGGCATTGATGCGCCGCTTTGAGGGCTTGTACCTGTCGCCGTATCTGTGCCCGGCAGGTGTGCCCACGATCGGCTATGGCGCAACCTATTACGAGGATTGCACCCGCGTCATGCTGTGTGATCCGCCAATTACCCGCCAAAGAGCCGAAGCATTGCTGCTGTGGATGGTGCGCAGCGTCTACCTGCCCAGCGTCATGCGCCTGTGCCCAGGAATTGACTGCCCGAACCGTCTGGCCGCCTTGATGGACTTCAGCTTCAACCTCGGGCCATCGGCCCTTAAAAACAGCACCCTGCGCAAAAAGGTCAATGCCGGACTGTGGGAAGACGTTGCTGTGGAGTTGCGCAAGTGGGTTTACGCCAACAACCAGTATGTGCGCGGACTCTATCTGCGCCGAGAGGCCGAGGTGGCCCTGGTATGAGCGTGATCAGACTCTCTGGCTTTGGTGGTGAAAACCGGGCGCTGCACCCGATGCTGCTGCCCGAGACCATCGGGGTGGTCTCCCTGAACCAAAAGCCGGGCCGGGGCGATTTGCGCCCCTGGAAGGCACCTGCCAGCGTCACCACCGTCCCCAGCGGGCGCCAAACCATCTACCGCATGGGGCGCGATGTGGTGAGCGATACCCAGTACTGGCTAAGCTGGACCAGTGAGGTTCATGTGGTTTGCGCGCCCAGTGCAGCCGATACTGCGCAGCGCACCTACTTCTCGGGTGGATCCGCCTTTGCCCCGCGCTGGACTGACACCACCCTGGCACTGGCATCGATTCCCTATCCAACGGCGTACCGGGAACTCGGTGTACCGGCACCGGCAACAGCGTGCGTGCTGTCGGCAACTGGCGGCACCAGCACCCTGAGCGAGACCCGCTACTACAGCTACACCTATGTCAGCGACATTGGGGAGGAGAGCGCTCCCAACCCCAGTCCGACCGAGATCGTGTGCAAGAGCGACGACACCATCACCATCAGCGCGCTGGCAGCGCCGCCCTCGGGGGCCTACGGGATTGACCGGATGCGCATCTACCGCACCCAGTCAGGGCAGGGGGGCGATGCGGCCTTCTTCTTTGTTCGAGAAATCGCCTCCACCCTGCGCAGCACCACAGACGACGGACGCAGCTTGCAAGAGACCCTGCCCAGCACCACCTGGCTGATGCCACCCTCCGACCTGAGTTGGCTCACCGGTCTTTGGAACGGGATGATGGCCGGGATATCGGGGCGCTCGGTGCGCTTCTGTGAGGCCTACACCTACTACGCCTGGCCCATCGCCTATGAAATCCTGCCCACCAACGCCCAACCGGTGGCCCTGGCCACCTATGGCCAGACGCTGGTGATGCTGACCAACGGCAACCCCTCCATCATCACCGGCGGCACACCCGATGCAATGGACGAGCAACCGGTGGAGTTCTGCCAGGCCTGTATTGCACCGCTCTCGGCCGTGGGCATGGGCCATGGCGTGGCCTGGGCCTCACCCGATGGACTGGCTTACATCGGAACAGGCGGGGCCCGGATGCTGACCGAGGGGGTGATGACGCGTGATGACTGGCAGGCCATCAACCCCAGCAGCATCAAAGCCTGCATGGTCGAGCGCCGCTACTTGGCAAGCTACAGCGTGGACGGGGTCAGAAAGGGCTTTGTGCTCGATCCGGCCAATCCAGGCGGCATGTACTTTCTGGACTTTGGCTTTGATGCCCTGTACCAAGACGATTTGCAGGACGCGCTGTTTGTGCTCGATGGCAGCAACGTGCAGAAGTGGGATAGCGGGGCCAGTAAAACGGTGAGTTTTACGAGCAAGCTGTTTCGCAGTCCCAAGCCGACCGTGGGCTTTGCCTGTGCGCAGGTGGTGGCAGAGAGTTACCCGCTGACCTTCAAGCTCTATGCCGATACCGTGCTCAGGCACACGCAGACGGTGGCCTCCAGGGAGCCGTTTCGGCTGCCGGGTGGGTATTACGGTACGGACTTCCAGATTCAGGTGGAGACCACCGGCGCTGTTCAGGGGGTGGCGCTGGCGCATTCGATGCGGGAGTTGGCGCAGACTGTTTGAGACATTGCACGTGCAGATATTCTGCGGCTCAAACTGCCTCCATGTCCCGAGTAGCCTCGTCCAGTACAGCCTGGGAAACGCCGTGCTTTCTGAGGGAATCCAGCAGTCGGGCTTGAGCACTGAAGGCAAACTGTTCTTCATCGCGGCGCAGTCCATCGCTCAGGTACGCCTTGAGCAGTGATTGGTATCCCGCAAAGCCTCGCTTAGGTGCGATGTTTTTCATGGACTCCACCACATCCACCGGAATTCGCAGAGTGATCGAAGTCATGGCTCGATCTTTTGTTAGCCTTGTCTTGAGGGTCTCAGAAATGCTCATGGTCGCGCCTTTCGTCGTTAGTGGCCTTGCGGGCCGAAATAATGCGGATAAATGCATCTTCAAACTGGATATGCACCACAAATAGCAGTCGCCCGCAAGCATCAAAACCAATGATGGCATCACGCGCCTCATCATTGCGCCCGGCATCAACCAGACGAAACAGCGGGTCGAAAAACACAGTGGCAGCCTGTTCAAAGGTCACGCCATCGTGCTTGCCAGGGTTGCCCGCAGCCTTACGGTCATTCCACACAAAATCGGTGCCGTTCAGGTGGTGCTTGACGTCCATACTTGAATTTTAATGAATGTATTGTCTTTGTCAATACGTTTTGAAAAAAGGGCTTCGGCCGTTGGTCTAGCTCACGACAGCCCAAGTCAGCCCAAACCGGAGAGCGGGATCTATTCGAATGGCCCAGCGTTGACTCCGAGCTGAGCCGCGTGATAGTTGCTCAGACATGAGCACCGACGATCGCAAGGACTTGCCACCTGTGAACGCGCCCAACTTCTTGGAGCGGGTGCGGGAAGTGTTGTCGGTCTACCTGGGTAACCGGGGGGATGCCCTAAACCGTGGAGTCACGCTGCGCGACCTGGTTGATTCGGGCATGGCGACACTCGATGCCAGGTTTCTGGCTGGAAGTGGCCGGAGTGTGGCGCCGCTGATCCCGACTGCGACCCAGAACTATGAGGCCGATCTGACACCGCCGCCGACACCCACCGGATTTGGCGTTACGGCAGCGATCAGTAACGTTTTAGGGGAGTGTGATGCCCAGACCTATGTGATGGGGCACGGCCACGCCAAATCAATTCTCTACGGTGCCACCTGGGTCAGTGGAGCCTTGCCGGTCTTTGCCAATGCGGTTGTGCTGACCGAGTTTGCCGGGACGGTAATGAGCTATGCGACCAACCCATCGACCACATGGCATTTATGGATCAAGTGGGAAACCGTTGATGGGGTGAAGTCGATTACCCCTGCTGGAGGAACCAACGGGATTGTGGTCAAGACCGGGGAGGAGGTGGCGCTGCTGCTGGAGGCTCTGACAGGAGAAATTGCTGCGGGGCAACTCCATGCAGACCTGGGAGCACGAATCAATCTGATTGATGTGGGGCCAGCGGCATTGACTGCCAAGGTGGCGGGGTTGGAGACAAACTTTGGCTCGACGGTGAGTGCAGCAACCTCGGCCGCCGATGCCGCAAGTTCGGCAGCAACCGCGACCTTGGCCAAGGCGGCAGCCATTCTTGCCCAATCGGGCGCAGAAACGGCCAGTGCCGATGCACTGACCGCCAAGGGCGACGCTGTTACGGCCAAATCGGCAGCCATAACGGCGCAAGGCGGTGCAGCCACCAGTGCGACCACCGCCAGTACCAAGGCCAGTGAAGCTTCTGCGTCGGCCTCCGATGCCGCGGGTTCAGCATCAAACGCAGCAACGTCGGCGTCTACGGCCAGTACCGCTGCCACCAATGCAGGAAACTCGGCCAGCGCAGCAGCTACCAGTGCCACCAATGCAGCGACCTATGCAACAAACTCGGAAACTGCTTCAACCGCATCAGCAGCAGCAAAGGTGGCAGCGCAGTCTGCAAGGGATGCCACAGCAGGAAGTGCCACGGCAGCGTCTGGAAGTGCATCTACGGCGACCACCAAGGCCAGCGAAGCCAGTGCCTCTGCGGGTGCCGCTTCAACATCTGCTACCACTGCCAGCACCAAGGCCGGTGAG